GGAACGCCGGTCGAACAGACATTGACAGGCGCCTGGTCCGCCTGGTAACGGATAACAACAACCGACTTCGGAACAGCCGAAGCCCCAGCGCCGGACGAACTGATAGTTACGGCAAAGTCCGTATAGCTGGAATTTGTCGAAGCAAGGTCGGCCGCCGTAAACTCAATAATCGCCATCTGCCGAGTGGGACGGATGTTAATGGAATCGGCCACACCGCCGCCGCCTGCCGTAGACTGCGCGGTCGAGGTAACGGTGATGTATGTGCTGGAATCTTTTGCGCTGATGGTTACGGATGCCGCAGTTCCCGTCCCGGCATAGGTCGTATTAATATTGGTTCCCAGATGAGCCGCCAGCAAGGTAGAGAATGACTGCGCTACGGCCGTGGCGATGGTGTTAATCGTCCATTGTTTAGCGGAGCTGGATGCCAGCGTTGACGTGGAATTGAACCGGACACCGTTAATGGTGATGTCGTGGACCGTAGTGTAAGCTGAAGACCAGAACTGAAAAACAACTTCCTGTGCCTTGGTGACTGCCCCTGCCGTTGCCGTCCCAAAAGAAGCAGTGGCGCCGGTAAGAGCTGAAAATGACGATGCCCCTTCAGTAGCAGGACCAACAACAACGGCCGCAGAGATAGGACCGCCACCCGCAAGAGCTGAAGAAGGATATGCGCCAACCGAAATCAAAACGGCGGCTTTGTTGTATCCCTTCATAGAAAAATTCTGCGAAGTCATCGACGTTGCCGTGGTGTTGATCAGAATGGTGTCGATCTTTGCTTTTTCACTTAAATATCCTGAATTAATTAACATTGTTTGACCTCCTTATTTCAACACAATGAAAGGTGAAACGGTGTCGGAAGTGGAACCTTCCAGCGGGATGGGCTCGGACAGCCAGGGCTTTCCGTCAACGCTGAAGACCGCTTTGAAAACCGTCTTATTGGATGTGAAGTAAACGTGTTCCGATGTTGCGATGTAAATCTGCAAGCCGTCTTTGATCAGGTAGTAGCTCAGGTCCGCAAGGACCAGATCACCCGCCGTGCCGAGCGCCACGCTGCGATCATTCAGCATAACCGGAATACCAACCAGCGTTCCGGGCTGCTTTCCGACAAGATTGTCGTGCCACAGCATATTCCCGACGCCATCGGCCAAAGCCATGAGGTAAGGGAGACATGTCTGCGAAGTGATCCAGATGGGCGATCCGCCAAATCTTAACCGGGCATACATGGAACGAATATCAGCCGTGACAACCTGAGAGGCGGTCGTGCGCGTGACCTCGATTTTTGCCGGGGAGTTGATGACACCCAGTGGTTGACCGACGCCATTGCCTTTATAAAACTTGGTGTCTTCCCAACCGATTAATGCTTTGCGAAGTTGCGCCGAAATAACAGCCCCCGCAGCCTGCCAGTTGCGAAGCAGTTTATCCGTGGTGACGACGTACGCACCGGTTTCGTTCGGAGTCAAAGAGGCTTCTTTGATCTTCATGTCGGTTTCCGTTAGGGTGCCGCCTTCAGCAATCGGCAGGACGGCAACACCGGCATAAATATTCTGGCCAGAGCCCTGATCCAACATGGGCATGGTGATGGTCTGGTCCGGAGAATCACCGGAAGGAATGACCGTACAGCGCGGACGGAAAATGGCTTCCTGCGGCTGAAGCTGAAGCAAATTAGGCAGGAACTTTTCAGGGACCATGATACCGCCGGACTCGCCGAGCGCCATCGACTGAGCGCGCTGTTCAAACGGTCTTAAGCGGTTATCGGAACGGTTAAAGCGAATGCTGTGAAAGAATTCACCAATGTCCCTGAACTCTTCCTCTTTTCCGGGTTCAAACTTTGCTCCGGGACGGAAAGGTTCGTTTTTGGGAGCGGCCAGGCGCGTTTCCTCTTCTTCCAGCTTTTCAACGCGCTTGATGTCCTTGTTAATCTGATCAAGGCGGGCTTCCAGTTCGGCATAAGCCTTTTCCTCTTCGGGCGTTTCTGACCGTTTATCTTTTTCAACGGTGTCCAGCATACCCCGCATTTTTTCAACGATCTCAGTTTTCTTTGAGATTAATTCGTCAAGTTTCATCTTATCCTCCAACTTTCAAATTGAGTTTTTTTCTTTTGAGATTTATCTTCCATGACTCGTCGGGTTGCTGTGCTTGCGCCCATGCGTCATGACTGCGTTTGACGATAGAAACATCCGTTTCTTTATAGAAAGGGAACGTGACAGGTGAGACGTCCCAGAGTTTTACTTTTTCAAGGGTTCGTAAATCGGGCTCGCTATTTTCGGAATAGGACCAGGATTCATCGAGAACCTGAAAACCAAACGACATCTGCGAAATATCGCCGCGTTCAATGAGAATTTGTAAGTCGCGGGCCAGTTGCGTATCAGGCGGATCAATCTCTATAGCGAGCCCCTTGTCGTCTTCGGAAAGGCGCAACGTGCCGGCGGTGTTCCTGCCGAGAACAAGGTTGGAATCATGGTTAAACAGCGCCCGCACATCATCGGATTGAATCGAATGGGCAAACGCGCCCGGCCGGATCTGTTCACGAAACCATCCTCCATCGCCGATGACGTTGAAGACTGCCGCATGGCCGCGAATAATCGGTTTCTTCCCATCTTCCCGCGCCTCCATCCGTATCTCTGCCGTGAATGACCGATAGCTTTTATTTTCCATCGTTATTTTCCTCGTTTTTGTTTTTGTCCTTCCCTGCCGGAATCATATTTGGCGTTTCGTCAAGCTTGTCCTCGCCCGGGATAGGGTTGAGATTTTCCAATGCGCGGATTTCGTTTGTGGTCATGAGCCGCGCTGATTTTGCTATGGAGTAAGCAGAGAAACGCGCGGCCATGTCGCCGCGAAGCATTCCTTCAAGTTTATGTTCCCAGAAATATTCGTCCTGTTCTTTTTCGGTAAGGAATGTCTTATTCATGGATTGCTCAATGCGGACGCACCACGGCCGGATCGTGTGAATGATGAAAGAAAGCATGAACTGTTCGACGGATGCGTAAGTTGAAGCTTTATCCGGATATCCAATCAGGACACAGGGAACGCGGAAGATGCGGGCGATTTCTTCGACTTGTAAATGCCGGGATTCAATAAACTGCGAATCCTCATTGGACAGGCCGAGTTTTTCCAAGGTGAGCCCCTCTTCCAACACAATAGAATCATGCCGCCGGCTTGTCTTAAATTCTGCCATCTGTGTCTTGAGGTATTCTTTTGCCGGGGCGGAGAGTTTGCCCGGATGTTTGAGGGCCATACCCACGGTAGTATCGTTTTGAAAGTATTTGAGTCCGTATTCCTCGGCATACCGCGCAAGGTTTATTGCGTTTGCCGATTGAGAAATTCTGGAAGTTCCGACAAGGCCGTAATTATTAACATCCGGCGTGTCCTTGATATGCCATATTTCTTCCGGCATGAACGTGCGCGGAGACGCTACCGTGTCGTTATACCGATAGATTATTTGATCGCCGACTTTTTCCGGCTTCATGTAGGCAGGATTCAACGGAACTATTTCTATAAGTTTATTACTGAATGACTTTACCACCTGGGCGTAAGAATTCCCCCGCAAACAAAGCATGGATGCGAGCAGTTCACGCATTTCAAACGGCGTTAAATGAGTATTGCGGAGATTGTGAAGATATTTGAAGGCTTGATGGTCGCGGGCGATTTCCTTGCCGCCATCGGCCAATCGTCTATAGAGAAATAGCGGTAATGATGCCAATGTTTCCGATATAACCTTGACACAGGCTAAAACGGCAGTTATCCGCATAGCCTGCTCGGGAGTGATGCCGGCCTGATTGTCAACAAGCGAATTCACCCAGAAGTGAGGATCGCTTATCGAATTGGAACGCTTTTCACGCTCAATATTAAAGCCAAAAAGCTTCACTTCATACTCACACCATATAAAAAAAGGAAACCACTTACAAACATCACCGCGTGTGACGGCTTGACTGTAAGTAGTTTTTTTGTTTTGCGCTAAGACAGGACAGAAAAAATAGACAACTTAGAATATTTATTGTTTGATTTTCTGGAAATGAATGATTAAAATAACTTCCAAGGGGGTGTAAGATGAAAAAAATATTTTTATTGCTTGTTGTTTTGCTGCTGAGCTGCGGACAGACGCAGGAAAGAATCAGTATTGGTGATAATGGTATTGTGGACTCGGGCGGGAATATCGCCATTATCTGTCTGGATCAGGCGACGCATAATGATTATATCAACGCGATTATGGCCAATGATAAAATTGGCATTGTCGCGCTGGCCCTAGCCGGCAAGGCGTTCCCCGTGGATAGCGGAACGCGGGTTAAGGTTATTGATTTGGAATTAGGAAAACGGAAAGTAAGAATCATGGAAGGGAAATATTCCGGCCGCGCCGGATGGGTATCAAAGGAAATACTCCGGAAGTCCCTATGATGACATGGCCGCCCTGGGGAATGTGTCGGCGATTTCTTTTTTGACGCGGAGCGTTCTTTTGCCTATGCGTTCTGCAGGAAGCTCTCCGATGTCAATCCATAGATATACGGTTTTGTCGGATATTCCCCATTTTTTTGCGCACTGTCCAACGGTGTAATAGTCTCTAATGCTAGTTGATGTCATCATCACCTCGTAAAAATAATATTTTCCGCTTTAATGCCTTCCTTTTTGCGGCGCGTCCGTGAATGCGGTTTCATCTTATTGAATCTGTTTTTTGTCCTGAATCCGTGGCTCTGGAAGATTTCCAGTATTTCTTTTTTATGGTCGTTGACTTCGATGAGTACGCTTCTGGTTTCCGGATCAGCAAGAACCGTATGCGCATTGCGGATAATGTCATACTCGTTGCCGTCAGTGTCGATTTTGATATAATTCATGGGTATGTTTGATAGTCGCTTAAAATTATCCAGTGTCACGCAGGCGCACATGATCCCTTTTTTATCGTTGAGCTGATGCCCCGAGCTTCCGACTTTATTGCTGACACAATTAAGGTTGAGTACACCTGAATATGCGCCAATCGCCACGTTTGCCGCTATAATATTTTCAAATCCATTCAACTGATAGTTTTCAACCAGGCGCTCGTAGTTTTTCGGGAATGGTTCAAAGGCAAGCATAACCATATCCGGGTGTTTATCTGCGCAGTATAGGGAATAAATGCCGATGTTAGCGCCGACATCAACGAACTGGCCACCAGTAAAAGAATCGATCCATGCGATAGTTTCCGGTTCTTTTGTCAAAAGTGTATCCATGCGCCACTTCTCAATTTCGTTCGTCTGTTTTATTTTGAACATGATTCCATATACCTTTCCGCCAAATACCAATCGTCCATCGTGTTAATGTCAAATCCTTCAAGGTCGTGCGTGTGAAACGGGACTATCTTCCATCCCGATACCGTGTTGCGCGTCATGACGTTCCGCGTCTGTCCAATCTCAAGGCTTGCGTTCTGAACATAAACCTCTGGCAATACCTGAGTTGGAAGATTAAACGATGAATGCCCATCAATATCTGGGTAATTCATCAAAGGCGTCATCCGGTCGCCGTTCACGCGCCACATTTTACCGGGATGCTGACGAACTGGTGAAACCGCCCTTAAGCTGTCTGCATCCCCTGACCGTTGCCACAATTCCCATGCCCGGATGATGGTCTCCGCTGTCCTGAAGGGCGATGTTGGGCGCAGGATCATAAAATAGTCTGGTTTATTTTCTTCGTGTTCGAGATAGTCTTTGATCCATTCAACGTCCGGGCTAGTGTCCGTGGCGTGTTCGGGTTTTCTCAAGATACGTTCGCATGTCCCGAATCGAGCATCGCAATAAAGTATCGTTTCGGCACGGTCTGTGGAAATGATTATTTTTCTAAAAATACCAGCTCTGTGTGCTGCCCCTATCGTCCATTCGATCAGCGGTTGACCGGCCAACAACTTCATGTTCTTCCCTGGCACTCGCTTACTGCCCCCGCGCGCGGGAATAAGAGCGTCTATTGTTGAAAATGAGTTCATGGAATCACCAAACGGATTAAGGTTTGAGAACCAATACCAATGGGGCCAATTTTATTGTCATTAATGCAAAAATCAAGAACGCGCATTTGCGCTGATCCCCATGAAAACAAATCATCGCTGTATTCTTCGTGGCTCTTGCCGATATTCTGCTTATGTCTTCCACATAACCCCGCCACATATACAATCGTCAGTCCATCACAGGAATTATTATAAATCTGATCAACACACCTGCGATAAAACGCCCCGAAGGTATGACATATTGGTAAATATCCCGCCAACGCCAAACCATTGGCCATGCTGACCATGTGCTGTTCCGATATTCCACATTCAATAAAACGGTCAGGAAATTCCTCTTTGATTTTTGTCAATCCGAAGTCGTGTTCAAGATCAGCGTCCAGCACGACAACCTTTTCATTGTTTCTCATCATGTCGAGCAATACTTGACTGTATTTTTCAACAAGAGCGGCGTATTCATCATTTTGCGGGCGCGTTAGGTATTTATTATCCTGTTTCCATGACGTGTAATGCACAATTATTTGATCCTGCGCGTATTTCCAGAACAGAAGCTTTTCGTCCCGGCCCCTTATTTTTCCACAATATTGATTCTGGTTTGCGTCGATATGAATGAATAGGTTTTTAATCTTCGATGCGCCGAAATGGAGCAATGCCTCCCAATTTTGCCCCTCCTGAAGTTCACCGTCGCCCACAAGCACATGATAAACCTTATCTTGATTCGCCCAGGCGAGGCCCATAGCCTTTGAAATACCCATACCCAATGAACCGGATGAACACAGAACGCCGGGAGTCTCTAGGGATGGATGACCAGGTAATCCGCCATATTCCCGAAAACCGTCGATCTGTTCTTTGGTGATATACTTTAAATCATCAAGAATCGCATAAAGCGCCGGCGCCGCGTGTCCTTTTGATAATATAAATTCGTCTGGTTTCACGCCTTGCTCATAGAAAAGCGGGTACATGATCTCAAGGGCTGACATTGAAGAGGCATAGTGGCCAGAACCTGCGCGGTCAATCATATAACAAATGATTCTTTCGAGTTCCTTGAATTTATCAGGGCATCCAGTGCCAGAACCATGCTCTGTTACCATATCGTGTATCCTCCGCCGACAAAAAGCGGCTGATCGTACGGAACTTTAGCCTTAACACAACACAAAAACTCGTTTTCAAAGTCGTCGCGCCGCAACATGCGCCCAATGGGTATTTTCGCCGTGTATTTTTTCTTGAACTCTTCACTTTGCTTACCTTCCACTCCGGACAGTGCCAGCATGTTAAAAACCATTCCTTTATTGGAAAATCTGACGATTAAATCCTTGCATAGCTTCCATAAACCGGCTTTTGATGCGCCATAAGCCCAATTTTTATCAAATCCTTCTGGGTAATTGCGCCAATCTGAGGCCACGAAACCAAGCATAGACCCGATAAAAACGACGTTTCCGCCGCCGTTTTTGATCATATCAGGCAGGAAAACCCGCGTCATATTGGCCGCGCCAATGAGATTTACATTCAAAATACGGGCTGTTTCATCCCAGAATCCAGCTTTCGCTCCCGGAGGAATGTCAATTCCTGCGTTATTGATGATTAATGATGGTATTTCTTCATGAAAGCGCATAGCTTCCCTGAAGCGAACAATGCTTTTGATGTCCGTGACGTCATTATTGGGCAAGTCGAACTCATGGACGTGATATCCTTCTTTTTCCAACAACTCGCACCAGATCGGCCCCAAATTTCCGCTTGCGCCTGTCACAATGGCATGTTTCATGTCGGCCCCCTAAACCATATCAAGTTTAATTTCGGTTATTGGCAACACAGCCCTTATGTCTGATGCGGTAGTAGCATTAACTCTTTTCACATCAATTACCATGATTCTTGCACCCGTTTCTTTTTCGTGCCTTTGTAGTAAGGCGAGTAACGAATCTAAAAACTGTTCTGTCGGATTCATAAAATCGCCTCCATCGTCAGCGGCATTGCCGTGGATAGGTCTTTTTTTGCCTGTATTCCGATCAATGAACCAAAACAAACCGGCTTAATACCGCCATCGTCAGGGCTTTGGATTGCAATATTGTCAGTTTTGAGCAATTCCCCAGCCCTCACAGGCTTTACGACATGGACGGACTTGCCCATTTTTTGCAG